ATTATGAGGATGTTCCACATTATATTGTTGTCAGCAGTGAAGATAGACAATGGGAGAATGATGTTGAAAATCGTTATAATTTTTTAGTAAATTTTAGACCAACATCAACACAAAAGGGTGTTGGTATTGATATTTTATATCGTAATGTAGTATCTGTAGAAGTTCTTAAAGTAATTTTTCCTCACGATAGATTATCAGTACCTTATGATAATAGAATTTATTTAGATTTACAATCATACCCATTTCTAGTTATGGATATTGATGAATTAGATGGGGTATTTAGAGGAAGTAATAATACAATTAATGATGCTTTTGCTTTACTTTTATTTGATAAAGCATATGACTCAGAAGTTTTAACTTGCGACCAAATTAAAAATTCATTAACAACAACAGATGATATTAAAAAACGATTTGATAGACAATTCAAAAGAGGTTTTATGGCTTTTTGTCCATTTTTATTTGAGAAAAAGAAATATCCAAATACACCTCTAGCATCACTTAATAGATTAACAATTAGATTTTATAGACCAGATGGACAACCGATTAGTTTAGATAGTGACCATTTAATAATTAATACTATTGAATATGATGATACACCAACTAATATTGAATTATTAGAAACACCAGGTTTTCCTGGAACAGCAACTGGTAAATATATTAAAATAACAACTGCTAAATATTTTAGTAATAGAACATTTAGAGTTGGTGATTTAATTAAAATTAAAAAATATGAAGTTGTTAATTCAACAACAAATGGAAATAAATTTGAAGAATTTATTAATCGTGTAGAAGGACATATTATTATTAATTTAAAATTAGAAGAAACTGGTTCAACTGATAATCACGGTTATATCAATACTCTTTATATTTCACCTCCTGGAGAAATTGATTATAACACTGGTGAATTAGATTCATCAACATATTATGAAACTAACCCATTATTACCTGTAACAACTGATAATGGTAAAGGTGTTTTAATTAATTCATCAATGCAAGTTCATATTACATTTAAAATCACAACTAGAGACGATAAAACTATTTCAGTCATTAAACCTGTTAATGTCTAAACACTTTTTAGCGTTAAAAGCCCATATGGGGCTTTTAACTGAAAAAGTGTTAGCAAAAATAGACTTTTTAGCGTTAAAAGTCCAAATGGGGCTTTTAATTGAAAAAGTGTTAGCAAAAATAGACTTTTTAGCGTTAAAAGCCCAAATGGGGCTTTTAATTGAAAAAGTGTTAGCAAAAATAGACTTTTTAGCGTTAAAAGTCCAAATGGGGCTTTTAACTGAAAAAGTTTGTTTTAAAAAACATTTTTTGCCAATGCTTTTTCAGTAAAAACGCCATATGCGTTTTTACGGTAAAAAGCATTTTTTGCCAATGCTTTTTTTTAAAAAGCATAAATGTTATCAAAAATAGACTTTTTTTTATTTTTTTTGTTAAAACTTTTTTCTAAAAAGTTTCTGTTGGAGTTGTTTCTGTGTTAGAATTTATTTTCATATTTGAATTTGTTGCAAAAATAACTGATGGTGTTGTTAAAGTTGCAATATTATTTATGGGTGATGATTTTATTGTTGTAGCATCAATATTTAAATTTTTTCTTTCATCTAAAATTAAATTATAGTTAAGGTCTCCAACTGGATAACTATTTAAATATAAATAATTTACTGATCTAACTATTTCTGGATTACTATAAAGTGTATTTATATAATTATTTTGTTCTTTTATTTTTTTATCTGTTTTCAAATGATAAAATTTATCATTTAACGTTGAATCACTAATTAAATTATTAATATCTTGTAATATTTGATATTGTTTTGTTTCATATTTACTTAAGCATTCACTAGGTGTTTTTGATAAACAAGTAATAGGACAAACATCTTTTAATTTACCATATCCAATATTATCATTTGGATTAATACCTGCATTAGTTAAATCATTTAATGCTTTATAACAAGAATTATATGCTCCATTTGTTTTGTAGTATAATTGAGAATTTTCATTTAAACATTTATTATAATCTTCTTTTGAATTTTCATCTTGTGCTATAATTTGATTAACTGTAAAAGTTTCAGTTTTAATTAAACATATAATTATTAAAACTAATAAAATAATAGAAAAGAGTATTCTAGTATCCATTTTTATTGTATTTTTATTGTATTTTTATTGTATTTTTATTACTTTATTTTTACTTAGAGAAATAAAATAATAAAGAATGAAAGAAATAAAAGAATTAAATAAAGAAATAAAATAATTAATAATATAAAATTTATTTTTTATATAATAATATCATAAAACTAAAAAATTAATTAAAAAAATTAAAGAAAAATTTAAACTATGGGTAATCTATTTTCTCAATCATATAAAAATAATTCACCTACAAATACAAATGAAAATACAAATGAAAATTCAAATGATACTTTAAATGATACACTTTTAATAGAAACTTATAAAGTTGATTCACAATTAGAAACAATAGATGAACAAGAAAAAGAAATAAGTGATCGTGATGAAGATTCTTTAAATAGTTTTGCAAATGAATTTTTAGAATCTTTAGGAAAAAAAAGAAAATCAAATACACAAGATGATGAAATGCCTCAACTAATTTCAGTTGATGAAAATGAAATGCATCCTTTAATTGAGGATGATGAAGATGATATGCCTTCTTTAATGTCAGTTGATGATGATATGCCTCCTCTAATTCCAGATGATGAAATATCAGTTTTTATTCCAGATGATGAAATAAATCCAGATTTTGAATATTTTTCAGTAGTAAATCCAAATATTAACCGACCATTACCATCTATTTCCAGTTCAACTTCTACAGAATATGAAATGTTAGAAGAAATTAAAATAGAAAAATATAAAAATGATTTAGCCGAAATTAAACAATTTTTAATTAGAAAATTAGAACAAGAAGATAATGAAAATCAAGAAGAAAATCAAGAAGATAATGAAAATCAAGAATTAATTAAAAAATTAATGTTAGAAGCAACAACAGAAGAATTCCAAGAACCACAGGATTCTTTAAAAGAACCAGAACCACAAGAAGACCCCCAAGAAGAACCCCAAGAAGAACTTCAAGAAACTTTAGAAGAACCAGTACATAATACAAATATTAATACAAATAATATTGATATTAATATTAATAATAAAAAAAAAAATAAAAATAGAAAAAAGAAACATTATTAAACTATTACAAATCGTATTTTGATTTATCATTATTATAATCATTATTATAATTTTTCATAAAATCATTTGAAATAGTTGAACCAACTTTTTCTAGGATATTATCTTTCATAAAAGGGGCTAAATTAATTAAAAAGTTAGATAATGAGTGTCCCCAATAAGCACAAGTATGTCCTTGTATATTTCCCATCATTTTTATAATTTGTCTAACAAAATAAATACTTTCAACATTGAAGATAGTATTTTTTAAGTATTGTGTATTATCAGTTAAAACAGCACCCGGTGTAATATTAAGTATATCAAATTGATTTTGGTATTCTTTATAAATTGAATTACCTTGATAAAATCCAAATGCATTACTTGCTTCATAAACACTTAAATAAGGAACTGAAATTTCATTAGAACTAGTTATACCAAATAAAAAATTAGGATGAAGACATTGAGCAGTTATATTAATTAAACAACTATTAAAATTAAGATGTTGATTTTTATTATTTTTATTATTTTTTCTTTCTAAAAAAAAAGGAATAACCATTTGTGTTAACCTAGATTGAATTATAGTTCCCGTTGCTATGGTGTCTTTAATTAAATTACTTGGCATTTCATGATAAGGTTTCCAAGCTGTTCTAAATCCAACATTATTAATCAAAATAGCAATCTTAGTATTTAAATTATTAAAGGTCATTTGAATATCATCAAAAAAATCATTTTCAAATGCTTTCCTAAAATCTTTATAAATAATTAAAGTTTCAACAGTAGGATACCTAGAATTGATTATTTTTTCTGTTTCAATTGTTCTTTTTGAACCAATCATTAAAATATTAAATCCTCTACTTGCAAATTCAATTGCAAAATCCTTTCCTTGTCCACTAGAAGCACCTGTTATAACAACCCACATATTAGAACCATATCTTTTCACTAAATTTAACTCACTTATTAAAAAATATTTGTAAAAACCTTTCAAAAAACTAATAACTAACAAAAATACCTGAATACTGAAAATACATAAAATTATAGTAATGATACTTTTCATTTACAAATTTACAAACAAAATTACTAAAATTTTAACAAAAGAACCTTTCATTAAATTAAAGATTTTAAAAAAGAAAAATAAACAAGTTAAAATATTAAATCATTAAATAATCAAATTTAATTTAAATTTAAAAAGTTTAATAAAAGAAATTTAACTGGATGAATTTTGACGAGGAGGACGGGTTGAAAATCCTGAACCACCACGAGGAGCTCCACGTGCACCTCCACGTGAACCACCACGTGAATAATGAGGACCATCACGTGTAGATGTCTCACGGAATGGAGCATCACGACGGGGAAAACGTGCACCTTGTGCTGAACCATTACGGGGTTCTTCTTGAGAAGAAGAAGTTTCAGGAGTGTGAGGACCATTACGACGAGTAATTTGGTCACACATTAAAGAACCTCCAAAAACACCAGTTACATTAATAGCTTGATTAGCGTGTTTAGCACTTTCACTATCAGTATCAGGATTACCTAATTGAAATGAAACATATTCACCTTGTTGAAGAGAACGGTATTCACTTGTTTTAGGAGTAATATGTTGTTGATGAACGAAAATATCCTCACCACGACGTGATGATTCACTAATAATTGTAATAAAGCCATAACCAATACGGTTGTTAAACCATTTAATTTGACCTACATAAGATTCAGTTGTAGCGGTTCCATTTTGTGATTCCGATACTTGATTTGATTGTTGTGCTACTTGAGACATTTTTAATTTGATTGATAATTAATATATATCAATTTAATAAGCGTTTTCTTATATTATTTTAAAATTTAAAATTTATTATTTTTTTGTGTTCTTTTATTTTAATTTTAAGTTCTTTTACTTAATAAAAAAAGAAAAAACTGAGTTGGAATCAATTGTCATTTGAATACTATCCTCTAGGACTTGTGAAGCAAACCACCAATCTTTAGGTAAATGTAAGATTTTATTTTTTGATAATATAAGTTCAATATAACTTGCTTTTGGAAAATTAGGAAATTTATCTTTTTCTTCTTTAGTAAGATTTGACCAATTCCAAAAATCAACTATGCCGTGATTATTTTGTAAATTTTTGGATTGATTTGGGTAAAATAAAATATAACGCATTTTACCTTCCATTTGAACTATTAAATGACGATGACCTTCAACTTTTTTTAATTTTGTAAATTCATTTTCACTTATTTTATTGATGTTATTAGAATACCAATGATTAATTTTAAAAGGTAATAATAAGTTTTTGCTGTATTTATCTAAAAGTTTAATAGCAACTTTGTCTTTGCATAAATCTGGTTGGATTTTTAAATATTCAAAATCAATTTCATTAAAAGCATCCCAATGGTCAACAAGGTCTGTTATAACAATTGGTAATTTATCTAAAAATGCCTTTTCTAGGACATCAATATTGGGATTACTAACTTGTAAAATTTCATAATTATTACTTTTTTTAAAGAAAATATAAATATGACAATAGAAAATAAAACCTAGAAATAATATTAGTAATGATAATAAATAATAATTCATTTAAAAAATAATTAGAAAAATATTACAAGTTTTATACTCATAATCTTTTAATACTTTTTAAAATTAAATACTTTTTTATAATATTTTAATCTTTTAAAATAGTTTTTATTAATTTTTTATTGAATTTTATTAATTTTCTAATATTATAATAAAAAGTTATTGATTTTATAATATTTTAAAAATGTCATCTCATACACAACCAAAACTTACAGAAAAAGACATTTCATTTGAAACACCAATTGAATTTAAATATTATCCAACATATGCAACTTTTCAAAATATATCTAATTTTGAAAAATTTAAAATTTTATATGGCAAAATTAAAGATAAAGTTAATGGAATACCTAATACTAAGGTTATAATGAAATCATATGATGAAATTAAATCAATTGCAAAGGTAATGTGTATTGATGTTAAAAGTGTTTATAAACATTATGATTATTTATTATTGAAATTATATGATTTATTAAAAAAAGTTAATAAATTGATTGTCTATGCTGGTAAAAAATATGCTAATAAAAAAAATAGAGAAGAAACAAAAATTACTAAAGATGGTAATATTTTTTTATGTAAAGCATTTAAAAATATAAGAAAAGAGCAACCACAATGTATTTCAACAAATTATGTTGTTCCAAGTAGGTTTAGCTTTAAAAGTACTGTATTTAATAAAACATTTGAAGGAGTTACAAATTCTTTATATATTAATAATGAAATTTACAAAGAAGTTTTAAATTGCATTTATACTTTACAAAATTTAATGAATGAAGTTATAATTATTTCTATAGGTGGGAGTTATTTTAATTTTGTTAGTATTAAAAAAGAAGTAGAATTTTTTTATAAAAATGAATTTAAAGTTGAATTAACAGGATATTCACAAAGTTCATACAGTTCTTCATCTACAAATTATGAGAGACAAAGGAGAGGGATGGGGATTTGGGGAGGTTCTTCAAAAAAAACAAAAAAAATAGTTCAATTTAAATCAAAAACTAAGTTAGATACTAAGTCAAATATTAAATTAAAAACTAAAAAAAAATTAAAATTAAAAATGCATTCAAAATTTAATAAAAAACAGAATTCGAGTTAAATAAAATTTACTTTTTTTTATTTAATTTCTTTCTAGATTGTTTTCTAGATTGCTTTTTAGATTTCTTCATAGATTTCTTCATAGATTGTTTTCTAGATTTCTTCATAGATTGATTTTTATAATAACTACCACCTAATCCATTATATGTATTAGTATTAGTATTAGTATTAGTATTAGTTGCCAATTGTGAAGCAAAAGTGTGTGGGTTATTTATAACTTGTTGTGCTTGATTTCTTCTTGCTTCTATTGCTTCCTTATTATTATATAGTTGTAGTGTTTGATTTGATTGTGTTTGATTTGTTAGCTGTTTTAAATTTTCGTGAAATTGTCTTAATGCTTCTTTTATATATTCTTGATTATATTCATCTATTTTAGATTGAGTTATTAAACCTTGCCAATCCATACAAATACCTTCTTTTTTATTATCATTTCTATAAAAAAATGGTAATGTGTTATTTATCGCTAATTCAAATAAATTATTAGAAGTATTACCAATCCTCAAATAATTATCTGGAGTTTGACTTGCATTAGTTTGACTTGCATTAGTTTGACTAATACCAGTATAATTATAATTAGTCATAGTATTATTAGAAGTATATTGACTTGGATTAGTTGTTTTATTAAGGACATAATTTCTATTATCATTAATTATACCATCTAACATTTGACAACATACATTTATTTCTATTTCACTAGCATAAGCTTTGGATGGATTTGAATTTTTAAATCTAAAAGAAGTTCTAAAATTATCTATATTTGTTATATTTCTTAAATTTGTATTATTCTTTAAATTCACAGATTTAATATTTGATAATAAATTTTCAATAAAATCTTTATTTTCTTGATTATCAACAAAAGCACACATTGATCCTTTTAAAAATTCAATAAAATCAATTTCGTTATCTATATATCTCGTAATACCTGGTATTCTTTCTTCAATTTGTTGTTCTAATCTATAACATCTAATCATTCTATACAATGAACTATAATAACTATCAAAAGATGGTTTTGATGGTTTTGAATTTATAATCCATAAATTTTCAATAAATTGATGTTTTTTTGCAGGATATTGTAATTCAGGATTTGAAATAGGTAATACTTTATTTTCAGTAAAAAATTGTGAAAAATAAAGATTATCATCAGGTGTTAAAAAAATTCCTAATTTTCTTATTTTTTCCTCATTTTCTTTTTCATTTGTAAAAAGATTTAAAGTTTCAATTATAACTTCAGGATTTCTTGAAAATAAAGAAAAATTATATGTTTTATCATTTATATATTTTTTAGCATATTTAATTTTTTCATTTGTTGTTCCGTGAACCTTTATTGATTCAATAAAAGAAGATACATAATAAGTTTTAGTTTCCCTAATAGGACCTTCCATTAAATATTTTTCAATATAATTAATATCATAAGGAATTGTTGGTTTTCTTGCATTTGCCATTTATTATAATATAACATAATTATTTTTTATTTTTTCTAGTTTTTTTATTTAAATTATTTGAAATATTTAACATATTTTTTTTTGTTAATTTATTATTTTTTTTAGATTTACTAGATTTTGATTTTTTATCATTTTTAATTTTATAAAAAGCAGGAAAAATCTTTCCATTCTTTTCAATTAATTCACCAACTGGTTTAGCTCTTCCAGCACCTAGAATTGTTTCATTATAAAATAGTTTTTTCTGTTTAGGTAATGTATTAAGTTCATAATAATATTTAACACCTTTAACAGTAAATTCACCCATTGCTATTTTAATATTTTGTTCTTGATTTTCTTCAGCCAATCCAATTGTATCCATAATACTAGGAGCTGATAAATATTCATCTCTATTACTACTATCATAATCCAAGCATTTAAATGGTTTTTTAACATCATAATTCATTTTAGCGTGGATATTGCAGTCAAATGATACTTCTTTGATTATTTTTAATAAAACATTAATGACATTCTTCTTTCTTTCCGAAATAATAAATAAAGATTCATCAGAGGTGACAATTAATCCACGCTTTTCTAATCCATCATTAAACCTAGCAACATCCCCTCTTAAATTAGGTTCTTTTAATAAATTTAATTGTTCTTTAGAATAAGTTGCTAAATAGACATAAACTTCAACATTTCTTTCCGCTAATGGTAAGGTCATATGAGAACCTGTTCTTACAGCTCTTCCAATTACTTGGTCTATTAAAACTGGTTGCCAATAAGGTTCCATAATATGAACTTGGCGAACATTAAATAATGAAATACCTTCAGCACCAGTTTTAGTTGTTAAAAATACTCTAATAACATCTCCGTGCTTATTCATCTCA